GCGGCTCGTGCCTGGGGTTCGAGTGGGCAGGCTATCAAATCTTGATGGCCTCCGAATTCGTACCGGCCGCCCAAGCCACTTACCGAGCCAATCATCCGGGGGTATTCCTCGACGTCCGGGCCATCCGCGAGCTGACTGCCGAGCAAATCCTGTCGCAAACCGGCCGCGAGCGGGGCGATATCGACGTTCTCGAAGGCTCTCCACCCTGTGCCGCGTTTTCCTCGAGCGGTCGCCGCGATGCTAGTTGGGGCAAAGTCCGCAAGTACAGCGATAGCGATACGAAACAGCGGGTCGATGACCTGTTCTTCGAGTTTGCCCGCCTAGTCGACGGGGTTCGGCCGCGCGTATTCGTAGCCGAGAACGTATCCGGACTCGTCAAAGGCCGTGCGAAGGGCTACTTCAAACAGATTTTCGCCAAGCTCGCCGCTTGCGGGTACCGAGTCGAAGCGCGAATGCTCGATGCCCAGTGGCTTGGTGTGCCCCAGTCTCGGCAACGGCTGATTTTCATTGGAGTCCGGGACGATCTAGGCCTCGAGCCGGCATTCCCGTCGCCGCTCGCCTATCGCTACTCGGTTCGGGATGCGATCCCTGGCATTACAGCGGTCCATGGAAACAAAGAGCGTCGACCGACTCGGCGGTCGCCCAATTTGCCGGCGCCGACGGTCCTTTCCGGCAACAGCCGAAACGGCCGGGTTGATGGCGATACCGATATCAGCGACTTCGCGATCGGCGTTGAGTGGGACCGACTCGCGCCGGGCAAAAAAGGGCGGTACTTGAACCTGATCAAGCCGGTTCCTTCGGAGCCCTGCCCGTCGATCACCGCGGCGGGCGGCGGTAGCTCTACGGCTTCCGTTGTTCATCCGTCCGAGCGGCGCAAGTTTACGATCCCGGAGCTACGTCGAATCTGCGGCTTCCCTGACGACTTCGTTTTGACGGGCACCTATGCCCAGCAGTGGGAGCGCCTCGGCCGCGCTGTCCCCCCGCCGATGATGCGCGCGGTCGCGGAAACGATCGCAACTCAAATTCTCGACCGCTTGCCAGGCTCCGGCCGCAAGTCCAAAGCCCGAACCGTACGGAGGCGAAAATGAAAGCAGCTCGCGATGACGGATACTGCCCGCCGCGGTGGCAAGTCGATGAACGGGTATCAATCGCGTTCGATGATATGCTCCGCCGATCGATCCCCGCCCATGACGAGATGCGAAAAGCCGTTTTCGACCTGGCCTCGCGCTTCGTCCGGCCGACAACCGATGTCGTCGACTTGGGTTGCTCGCACGGCGAGTCGCTCGTACCGCTGATCGACCGCTTTGGCGCCCGGAACCGGTTCGTGGGCCTCGATTGCTCGCTGCCGATGGTCTCGGCGGCTACGGATCGATTCCGGGGCTGGATTGACGCCGGAGTAGTCGATATCCGGCATCATCATTTGCGGGACGGCCTACCGCCGGTCCGGGCAAGCGTGATTCTTGGGATCCTTACGTTGCAGTTCGTACCGATCGAGCATCGGCCGCGGCTGTTGAGGCAGTGCTTCGAAGGGTTGCTGCCCGGCGGCGCGATGATCGTCGTTGAAAAGGTACTAGGAGCGACCAGCGCCGCCGATGGCGTGCTAGTCGATGCCTATACCGATTTGAAGCGCCGCAACGGCTATACGGCGGATGATGTCGCCCGCAAGCGGCTGGCGCTCGAGGGGGTATTAGTCCCGCTGACGGCTGGCTGGAACGAGCAGGCGCTTACCGCGGCCGGCTTCGGCTCGGTCGAATGCTTTTGGCGTTGGATGAACTTCGCGGGCTGGGTTGCCATCAAGTGCTGATATGACCAAGCGCGGACCCAAACCAACACCGACAGCGATCCTCAAAATGCGGGACTCGTGGCGCGCAAAACAGCGCGACGGCGAGCCGAAGCCGCAAATTGAGCGGCCGACTTGTCCGAGCCACTTGGACAAAGAGGCCAAAGCCTGTTGGAAGCGGGTTGCTCCAATGCTCGAAAAGCTCGGCGTACTTGCCAGGATCGACGGTAACGCGCTCGCCCGCTACTGCGTGTTGTATTCGCGGTGGCTCAAGGTGGAAGAGTTTCTCGCGAGGAACGGATCGACCCACGTCGTTATGGAGCCAACTAAAACGAAAGGCGAAAAGCCGAAGATCCGCTATGTCGCCCAATTCCCTCAGGTGTCGATTGCCGCGCGACTCGCTGGCCTGCTTGCCCGGCTCGAAGCCGAGTTCGGCATGACTCCTTCGAGTCGGACCGCGATCAACACGGGAGGCGAAAGCAAGGATGCGCGGACGCAGCTTGCAGACGTGCTTCGACGCAACAGCAGCTGATCGAGTCGAGCTGTTCTTCGAACGTGTCTTGATGCATATATCGGCGGCCTGGGCCGGCGAAGGGTTCAAGCTACAGCCCTGGCAGAGCAAAATCACGCGGGACTTGTTCGGCACGAAGGGTGCGGACGGCTTCCGCCGTTACCGCAAAGCGTATATCGAGATTCCGCGGAAGAATGGCAAAAGCACCTGGGCGGCCGGCATCGCGTTGGCGTTATTGGTGCTCGACGACGAGCCGCGGGGCGAAGTGTACTCGGCGGCGGCCGACAAAGAGCAGGCATCGATCGTTTTCGGTATGGCGAAAACGATGGTCGAAGCAAGCCCGCTCCTGTCGAAGCTCTGCCAGGTTTATCGCAACTCGATCGTGTTTCCCGAAACCGGCTCGGCCTACAAGGTGTTGTCCGCGGATGCGATCACGAAGCACGGTCTATCGCCGAGCGGAATCATTTTCGATGAACTGCACGCGCAGCCAAACCGGGAGTTGTGGGACGTACTGACGACGGGCGTCGGTGCTAGGCGCCAACCGTTGACGATCGCGATCACGACCGCCGGTTTCGACAAGCACTCGATTTGCTACGAACAGCACAAGATCGCCGAACGGGTCATCGAAAACCCTGAAGTCGACCCGGCCTATTACGGAGTGATCTATGCAGCGGGGCCCGAAGACGACTGGCGGGAGCCTGCAACCTGGAAAAAAGCGAATCCGAACTTCGGTGTATCGGTTTACGAAAGCTACTTCGCGAGCGAAGTCAAAAGCGCGATCGACAACCCGGCTAAAGAAAACACGTTCCGCCGCTTGCACCTTGACCAGTGGACCGAGCAGGCCGATCGATGGATCAGCGTAACGGAATGGGACGCTTGCAAAGCCGACATCGATTGGGAATCGCTCCGCGGTCGCGATTGCAAAGTCGGCTTGGACCTGTCGAGCGTCCGCGACCTGGCGGCGTTGGTTTTGTTGTTCGGTGACTCGAATGCTTGCAAGGTGCGGCCGTTTTTCTGGTGTCCGGATGAAACGATCGCGATCCGATCGCGCGAAGACAAAGTCCCTTACGACTTGTGGAAACGAAAGCGGTTGATCGAGTCGTGCCCGGGGAAGTCGGTCGACTACAGTTTGATCCGGAAAAAGATCAACGAGCTGCGAGAGCTTTACAATATCACGGAAATCGCGATCGACCCTTACAACGCGCATCAGATATCGCACGAGTTAGAGCAAGATGGGTTCGAGGTATCGCTCTACCGCCAACACTTTGGAGAAATGAACGCCCCTACGAAGCGGTTCGAGAAACTCGTGATCGAACACGCGTTGCAGCACGATGGACACGAAGTCTTGCGTTGGTGCTTCGGCAACATCGCTATCGAAGAGGATTCGACAGGGAACATCAAATGCTCAAAGAAGCGGAGTCGGGAAAAGATCGACGGGATAATTTCGCTGATCATGGCGCTCGGTCGCCGAATGATCAGCGAAGGGCCCAAGCAGTCGGTTTACGAGAGGCGCGGCATCGTCTCCGCGTAAGCGACTGGGCGTATATGGTTGGTCTCGGACTGATCGGGGCCGGCACTTGGTTTATCAACCCCCCGGCGGCACTGATCGCAGTCGGCGCCATCCTGGTGATCACGACGGTCGCCGGGGCCGTTTTGAGTAGGAGCTAGCGCAATGCTATCGATGTTGATCGAACAGCGAGCAATCAAGTACGGTCCGGTACCGGCCGGAAGCGATGAGGCGGCGCGATTCTTTTCGCCAGATCAGTCGCCATGCGGTATCCAGGTCAACGAGCAGACCGCGATGAGCTATACCGCGTGGTATGCCTGCGTACGCGTGATCGCCGAAACGCTCGCGAGCTTGCCGCTACAGGTTTATGAGCGCACCGGCGACCGGCGCCGCGGCAAAGCCGTCGATCATCCCTACAACGAGCTGTTCAACGAGTCTCCCAACGGCTACACGCCGGCGATGGCCACTCGCGAAGCAACTCAGGCTCATACACTCGGCTGGGGGAACGGGTACTACGAGATCGAGCGCGATGGCGGCCAGCGCGCCGTAGGTTTGCATTTGATCGGACCGAATCGAGTTACTCCCGAGTACGTTCGGCTGCCCAGCGGTCGAACCGATGTCGTTTACCTGGTTGCCGATCCAGATAACCAGAAAGCGAAGCCAACCGTTCTACCGAGTAGCAACGTCGTGCACATCACAGGGCTCGGTTTCGATGGCCTTGTTGGCTATTCGCCCGTTCGGATGTTCGGCGAGTCCATCGGGCTCGGCTTGTCGGCCGAAGCATTTGCCAAGCAGTTCTACGATGCTGGCGCCAGCCCGATCGGTGTCGTACAGCATCCGTTAACGCTATCGCCGGCTGCGCAAGAGCGCATCCAAGGCAACTTGCAGCGCATTTACGGCGGCCTCCGCAACGCGCATCGTATCGCGGTGCTTGAAGAGGGCATGAGCTGGAACAAAGTCGGCGTCGATCCCGAAACTGCGCAGATGCTAGATACGCGCTCGTTTAGTCGGCGCGAAATGGCATCGATTCACCGTTGCCCGCTCCACTTGATCGGAGATCTCGAACGCGCCACCTGGGACAACATCGAGCAGCAGGGCATCGACTTCGTTGTGCACTGCCTCCGTCCTTGGGGGATTCGTTGGGAGCAACAGCTCCAATGGAAACTGTTCGACCCCGCCGAACGCAAGCGGTACTACATCCGCCACAACTTTGAAGCGTTGCTCCGCGGCGATATCCGCAGCCGCTTTGAAGCGTTTTCGATCGCAAAGCGCAACGGATGGATGAACGCTACGCAGATTTGCCAGCTCGAGGACATCGAGCCGCCGCCGAACGATCTCGGCGACGTCTACGTTATCGAAGCCAATATGCAACGGCTCGATGCGATGCCGACGAAAGAAGATCGGGCCGCCGAGCAAGCAAACAAGCTCGCGGCCGTCGTATCGCATGCCGATGAGCCGAGCCCGCCGGCTGCCGAGCCGCCGGCCGCGAAGCGCTCGGCCGACTTGCCGCGTATCGCGCGCTCTTTCGAGCCGCTATTCGTCGAAGGGTGTCGTCGGGCACTGCGAAAAGAATCTGCCAAGCTGGCCAACCTTTCCAAGCAGGGAACGATGGCGAGCTTCGAGAAGCGGGCCGGGACGTTCTGGGGCGAGCACTCGGCGTACGTCCGCGAAGCGATCGAGCCGCTGATCGTTAGCTGTCTCGACGTGCTCCGCGTAGCGTCATCCGAGCTAGCTGCCGAGCCGTTGGCGGCCGTCGACGAGTTGCGGTCGACGTTGACCGATCGTTACGTCGCCGGATACTTGGAGCGCTCGGCCGAGGCGGCCGCGCTCGCTGTTGTTGATCCAATTGGGGCGGCCGCCGCATTTGAGCGGTGGCCGATGGACCGAGGGGCTATCGAAGCGCGATCGCTAGTCGCGCTAATTTTGGAGTCTGAGCTATGGACGAACTCGAACAGCGAACTTTCGTTGACGGCGTAGAGCTGCGGTTACTCGAAGAGGCCGAGCGCCCGACCCGCATCGTCGGCATGGCGGTGCCGTACAACACGCTATCGCAGCCGTTGGGCGGCGGCCGCTTCCGCGAGCGGATTCTCCCCGGGGCTTTTGCCGACTCGCTCGGGTCCGGTGTCGAGATCCGGGCCGACATCGAACACGACCCAAAGCTAAAGCTCGGTCGCAAAACGCGCGGCACGCTCGTGCTACGTGATGAGCCGCAAGGCCTTATGGTTGAGATCGAACCGCCGAATACTACTCTCGGTCGCGACTCGATCGTCGAAGTTCGGCGCGGCGATCTATCGGGTTTCTCGATCGCGTTCCGCAACGCGAAAGACTCGTGGCGCAAAGAAAATGGCGAGTTGATTCGAGAGATTCATGCGGCCGGCTTGGTGGCGATCACGTTGACCGGCAATCCGGCTTATCCGGATGCGGCCGTTGCGCTTCGGTCACTCGACTCGTACGACACCGGCGAAGCTAGCGAGCGCTCGAGCACGATGCGATTGCGGCTCGAACTTGCCGAGCGCCGAAAAAAGTCCTTGACAGAATCGGTAGTCGGCGCGTAGCATTCCAACCTTGACAGCGCCGCTGGGCGCAACGATCGGCCAAGTTTCGATCGATGCGACCGGTGGGACGGTGAAAAGCGACTTCCCACGAAGGCGCGGATCATCAGCAACGTTTGAACACGTTGCCGGTGGTCCGCGCATTTTTTTGTTGCGGCCCCGGCCAAACCGGAGCACGCGACGATGTCTCTCGCAGTCCAACTCAAAGAGAAGCAAGACGAGTACGGCAAACTAGTTGCCGACGCCCGCGCCATCTACGATTCGGCCAAAACCGAGAATCGCTCGGTAACTGCCGAAGAGAATCACCGATTCGACGAGATCATGGGCCGCGCCGATGCGGACGAAGTCGAAATCGGCAAGATCAATCGGCTGATCGAGGCCGAAAAGCGATCGTTGGAGCATCACGCATCCGCCGGCCGCGTTACTGATCCCGGCCAGGCTGGCAGCCCATCGCCCGCCGGCAACGCTCGTCCGTTCGCCGCGCCGGGCACCGATGGTGCCGCGCTGATCAACTCGCCGGCTTGGCAACGCCGGTCGACTCCCGAGTATCGCTCGATGTTCGGCGCCTACATTCGCGGCGGTTACGCCGAGTTTGGGCCGACTGAAACTCGCGCGTTGCAAGCCGACTCCGACATTGCGGGCGGTTTCCTCGTGATGCCGATGCAAGTCGTCAACAACATCATCGTCGCGCTCAAAGATGCGGTGTTGATGCGTCGTCTCGGTACCGTTCTCCCGCCATTGACCGCGGCACAGTCGCTCGGCATCCCGACGATCGATACCGACGTCAGCGACCCGGATTGGACGGCCGAAATCAAAACGGCGACCGAAGATACCGCTCTCGGCTTCGGCGGCCGCGAGTTGAACCCGCATCCGCTGTCGAAGCTGGCCAAGGTTTCGGCCAAGCTGTTGCGGCTCGCTGGCAACGCTGAAGGGATCGTCCAAGATCGACTGTCCTACAAGTTCGGAGTCGCCGAAGAAAAGGGCTTCATGCTCGGTACCGGCGCCGGTCAACCGCTCGGTATCTACGTCGCATCCGACCAGGGCATCAGCACGGCCCGGGACGTATCGACCGACAACACTACGACCCAGGTTACGGCCAACGGTCTGATCAATGCGACGTACTCGCTCAAGGCGGGTTACCTGGCCAAGTCGCAGTGGATTTTCCACCGGCTCGTGCTTCGCGAAATCCGCAAGCTGACGGACGGCAACGGCCAGTATCTCTGGCAGCCGGGCCTGCAGGGCGGCCAGCCGAATACGATCCTCGATCGGCCGGTCAACATGAGCGAGTTCGCGCCGAGCACGATGACGACGGGCAAGTACGTCGGCATCTTGGGCGACTTCTCGTACTACCACATCGTTGACTCGCTCAACTATGCGGTCCAGCGTCTGGTCGAGTTGTTCGCGCTGACCAACCAGATCGGTTTCATCGGTCGCAAAGAAACCGATGGCATGCCGGTACTCGAAGAGGCGTTCACTCGCGTCCAGCTCGCGTAGTTGGTTGCGTGATCAACCGGGGCAACGTTGGCCGCGCCGCGGCCTAATGATCCGATCGATTCGAAGGAGCCGTCCGATGCTCGGCATCAACTTAGGCAAAGAGGTCAAGCCGATCCGCAGTTCCAATGCGGTCGCGGCTGGTACCAGCGATATCAACGGCGCCGTCGTTGATATGCAGGGGTACGAAGGTGTGTTGTTCGTCGCCGGCTTCGGCACGATCACGTCCGGCGCTGTCACGAGCTTGAAAGCTCAGCAAGGCGACCAGTCGGGTGGTGGCGATCAAGCGGACCTGGCCGGTACAGCGGTCACCGTTCCGGACACGGCCTCGAACAAGCTCGCGTTTCTCGACGTTTTCCGTCCGACGAAGCGCTATGTTCGCGGCGTCATCGATCGAGGCACTCAAAACGCCGTTCTCGACTTCTTGATCGCGATCCCGTACGGCAGCCGCAAGAAGCCGCCGGCGCTCGATACGACGGTCACCGCGGGCAAAACCGTCGTCAGTCCGGACGCTGGCACGCCGTAGGCATCCCCTAGCGAACGGCCGGGGCAATCGATTGGAGTTTGGGAATGGTCGCAACCGTCAAAAATCAACGCGAGCAAGGCGCCGATAAGTGGTCGATCGCCGCCGGTGGAAAGCTCCGGCTCGATGGCGACTTGGTGATCAACGGCGTCAACGTCCCGCGCTCGGCCAGCTTTACGCCGGCCGCCAACGGCTCGAACGTCTGCGAAGTGTTGATCGCGCTCAAGGACTCGTTGGGCGTAGCCGTCGCGGGTGTATTTGCCCTCGACGTCTATTTGTCCGATGACCCGGCCGGCGCCGGTTTGACGGCAACGACCGCGAGCGGCGCCGTTACGGCCGCAACGAGCGGCGGTACCGAACTCAACGCGATGGTCGCCAAGAAAGCCTTTCGCGTTCTGACCAAGGCCGATGGCACATACAAGCTGTCGATCACCGATTCGGCGAAAACAGCGTTCGTCGTCTGCGCACAACTCCCGAGCTTCGGCAAGGTCAACGCCTCGGCGGCGCTCGTCACCGGCAACTACGGCTAGTAGGTCGAATCGTGAAGAACTACGCCAAACAAGGTGGCGACGAATGGGTTGTCGGCCCCGGCGGGCTGCTGACGATGGCCCCGGGCTCGCAGCTCGCGCTGGCCGATAGTCCGCTGCCCTATACGGCGAGCTTCTCGAAGTCCAACCTCTCGGCCAACCAGGTCATCATCCAAGTCGCTTTGCTTGACGGCTTCGGCAACCCGATACGCGACGTTGTCGACTTCGACTTATGGCTTTCGGACACGGCGGACGGCGCGGGAGTGATCGCGGGTACGCCAAGCGGAACGGTATCGATCGCGTTGGGGATCGGAACGATCCTCAAAACGTATGTCAGCAAAAAAGCGTTTCGCGTGCAAAACATCGGACCGGACCAAGGCCTCGACGGCCTAGTCGGGTTCCAGGTCAACGATACCGGCAAAGGCGCGTTCTATCCGTGCATCGCGTTGCAGATCGGCGGCAAAGCGGTTGTCGGTAACCAGGTGGTATCGGGCGACTACGGCTAATCGAGGGAAGTCATGCAAACGATCAAGATGCTCGTTACCGATGCCGGCCCGAGCGGTTGCTTTCCCGAAGGCTCGACGCGCACCGTTGGCGATGACGAGGCCAAGCTATTGATCGAGGGCGGCTATGCCGTACTTGTCGAATCGATCGCGGACGGACTGGTCGAAGCCGAAGCGGATTCTGGGCCTGTTGAAAACGCATCGGCGGCTATTGATTCATCTAACGCTGCGGAAGCGGCGGCGACGGGCGAACCGAGCCAGGTCGACCCGGAAACGCAACCGGCGCCAGGCGGTAAGCCCGGCGGTAAGCGGGGTCGCAAGAAGTGAGCTCGAACATCGTATTGATCGATCCAGCCGAAGAGCCGCTGTCGGTCGATCAAGCCAAGAAGCATCTGAAACAGGAGGATGCGGAAGACGATGACTTGATCGGAGACATGCTGACGGGCGTCCGCCAGTTTCTCGAAGATCAGCTCAATACGCAGTTGGTGACCGCGACCCGGCTCGAAACGCTCGATACCTTCCCCGGGCATGCCGAGTGCCAAAGCGAACTGAAATACGCCGGCGGTGGCCGCGGTGTCATCACGCTACGGTTTCCCCCCGTCCAAACGATCAACGCGATTCGTTACGTCGATACGAACGGAGTCCAGCAGACCCTATCGCCGAGCGAATACGTCGCGGACCTACGAAGTCGGCCGGCTCGAATCGAACCGGCTTACGGCAAGGCCTGGCCAGCGACCAGGCGGCAACTCAATGCGGTCGAAGTGGAGTTTGTTTGCGGCTTCGGCCCGGAGCCATCGGTACCGCGAATCTACAAGCAAATGATTCGCTCGATCCTCGGTCACTGGTATGTGACGCGCGAAGAGGCGACCGAAAACGAGTTGATCCCCATCCCGTTTGGGGCCGGAGTGTTGATCAGGCAGTTGCGTTACTGAGGCGCGGCGATGCGGAAGCGGGTACGAGTAGCGGCCGGAGACCTCGATCAGCGGGTCGAGATCGAGCAAATGATCGATACGGTCTCGGAATACTCGGCACCGATCCAGACTCCGCTAGTAGTCGGCAAGCGTTGGGCAGCGATCCTACCGCGGAGCGGCCGCGAAATGGAACGGGCAACGCAGCCGATCGCGATCGCAACGCACGTCGTACGAATGCGGCCGTTTAGCGGCCTTACCAACAAACACCGTTTTCGACACGCGCGAACCGGACGGATTTTGCAGATCGTCAATATCCGCAACCTGGCGTTCGCCAACGTTCTCGACGAAGTCGATTGCATCGAGCTAGCCGCTTAGGAGTCCGCGACGATGAGTGTCAAAGTCAACTACACCAGCAACTTGGAAGTCGTCGAAACGTTGGCGACCAACGTCCCGGCAGTGGCGGCCGGCAAAGGCGACGTTACGCACAGCTTGTTCAACAAGTCGAAAGCTGGCCTGACTGGAGGCAGCGGGCAGCCGTGCACGCAGGTCGCATCGTTCGCGAAGGCGTTGTCGGCCGGTTCCGGAACGATCGACCTGACCGCGTTGTCGGGTACCAACGGGGCCGCCGTCAGCCTCAATGGTCTGAAGGTCCAATTCGCCAAGTTCCAAGCTTTGGCGAACAATGCCAACCCGATCACGCTCGCGAAGGGCGCCTCGAACGGTTACGAGCTGCTCGGCGCCGGGTGGAGCATCACGCTGCAGCCGGGCCAAGAAGTCCTGCTCGATTTGAACAACGCGGCTCCGGCGGTTGGTGGCAGCGCGAAAACGATCGATCTATCGGGCACCGGTACCCAGGGAGTCAACGTCGAACTAGTCGGCGGGTAAGCGATGTTGAGCGTTACGTTAACCGGCAATGCGCGCCTCGACTGGTTGTTCGGCCAGCTTCCCCCGCGGGTCGAAAAACGAGTCTTGAGCAAGGCGCTCCGGCCGGCAACCAACCTGATCATGAACCAATCTCGGGCGAACGTCCGCAAGCGGTCCGGACTGCTCGCGCGCAGCATTTCGACGCGCGTCGCCAAGAGAAAGCGGAAAGGCGAAGTCCGTTTCCAAGTCCGGACGGATACGCAGCGGACGTCGCAAATCCTCGCGAGCAAAGTCAAGCGGATCGTCAAGCGCGGTGCTTCGGTGCCGGCGCGGTTGGCTCGGCAGGCGGCCAATACGAAGTGGTACGGGGCGTTTGTCGAACTCGGCCACCATGTTGGGCCGCGAGCGCTTGGCAACGCCCGAAAGTACGTCCCCGGCCAACAGTTCATGAAGCGAGCATTTGACACGAAGAAAGCCCCGGCCGAAAAGCTGGCACAACAGCTCATCGCCCAGGGAATCGAAGAAGAGGCTCGTCGTGGCTGAAGTTGAAAAGTGGTTGGCCGATCGACTCAAAGCAACGGGCGACGTTACGGCGCTTATCGGACAACGCGTGTATGCCGTGTTCATCCCCCAAGGCTGCGTGTTTCCCGCGATTGAGTTCGGCCGCGCGAAAACGTCGCGGGACTATACGACCCTTGAAAACGACGGCCATCCCGATGCAACCCTGCAGGTGCGATTGGTTGGCAACGATTACGACGTTCTCAAGGCATTGAGCCCGGCGGTGCGAATCGCACTCGAAGCCCAGCTTGGCGACTTCGCTCCGTACCGTATCGAGGGTGTTTTTATCGATGACCAGCGCGACGAAGCCTACCAGCCGGTAACCGGCGATGGTGAATGGCTGCCGTCCGTTGTGTTCGATGTCAGAATCAATCACACCGAGCAAACAGCTAGCGGAGCTTAGTCATGACACTGCGTGTATTTGGCGTATCGGTCGAGTTCGCAGGCGGCTTCGTCGCCGAGATCCGTCAGATCGGCCTAAGCGGTCAGAAGCGCGAAGCGATCGACACGAGCCACGCCGAGACCCCGGGCGGCGATATGACATCGCTCCCTTCGATGCTTATCGACAACGGCGAAATCGAAGTCGAGATGCATTACGACCCGGACAAGGTTCCGCCGATCAAAGCCGAGCCCGCCAACTGCAAAATCAAAATGCCGGCGCCTCCGGGCAAGTCCACCGGTGCCATCCTCGAAAGCGATGCGTACTTGATCGATTACGCGTTCCAGGGACAGCACGACGGCAAGTTCGTAGCCAATTGCAAGATCAAGCGATCGGGCCCAGTCGTTGTCACCCCATCCGCGGCGTAGCGTCCGCAGCTTTTAGCGTTCAGGAGATTTGAACTTGGCCAAGCAAAATGCGGCAAGCGTCGAATTGACCGCCGAAGAGATTCTCGGCGCGAGCAATTCAACCGTTGTCCCAGTCGACCTATCGGATATCTGGCCGGGCAAGTCGGCCTACGTCCGGGTCATTGATGGTTTTGAGCGCGATCGCTACGAAGCGAGCCTCTTTCATTGGGGGCCGAAAGGGCAGCGCACTCCGAACCTCGAGAACGCTCGCGGCAAGCTCTGCGTCGTTGCCTGGTCGGACAGCACAGGCAAACGGTTGTTTCAAGACAGCCAGGCCGCCGCCGTTGGCAAAACCGATAGCCGCGTGCTCGATCGTGTTTACGATGCCGCGCGGAAGCTGAATTTGCTGGATGAAGAGAGCGAGGCCCTCGACGCAAAAAACTCCGATCCCGCCCCGAGCTCATCTTCTGGCACCGCCTAGCGCTCGCGGTGGGCGACCCGGACGTCGAAAGCGTGATGCGGCGAACTAGCTCGCGGCAATTCACGCGGTGGCAAAACTATTGCGGTATCGAGCCGTTCGGCGATGACTGGCGTCGGACGGGCTATACGACGGTCGCGATCGTAAATGCCAACGGTGGTAGCGCCGAAGTCGAGAACTTCATGCCCCTAGTACGCGAAGAGCAAACCCTCGAAGAAATGATCGCGATCCTCAGCGTTTGGACCGGAGTCGATATTACCTAATGGCAACGATCGGAACACTGATCGTCAACGTAGGCGCCCGCATCGCCGGGTTCGAGCGCGATATGAATCGTGCGCAGCAGAAGCTCCGCGGCTTCGGTACGACGGCCCAGCGGGTCAACGCCCAGGTCTCAGCGTTCGCAAGCCGGGCCGCCGGGTCGCTCGGCGCCATGCTCGGCGTCGGCAGTGTCGCCGGCGCGATCGGCTTCGGCGTCAAGCTGGCGGCCGACATGGAGCAAGCCGAAGTCGCGTTTACGACGATGCTCGGTTCGGCTGAAAAGGCGAAGAAGATCCTCGGCGACCTACAGCGGTTCGCGGACATCACGCCGTTCGAGTTCCCCGAGCTTCGGGACACCGCTCGGCAGTTAATCGCGTTCGGGATCGGCGTCGACGACGTCATGGAGCACATTCGCCGGCTCGGCGATATTTCGGCGGGTGTTTCCCAGCCGCTCAACGAAGTTGCCGCGATCTATGGCAAGGCCCGCGTACAGGGCCGCCTATTCGCCGAAGACATCAACCAGTTTACCGGCCGTGGTATCCCAATCATCGGCGAGCTGGCGAAGCAATTCGGCGTAGCGGACGAGGCGGTCCGCAAGCTCGTTGAAACCGGGCAAGTCAGGTTCGAGCACTTGCAGCGAGCGTTCAAGGCGTTGACCGACGAAGGGAGCAAGTTCGGCGGCCTAATGGGACGCCAGGCCGAAACCCTATCGGGCAAATGGTCGACGTTCCTTGATAGCTTCAAAGGCGCGCTTCGCGACTTGGGGACGATGATCTCCGAAGAACTCAACTTCTCCGGAGGCCTCGACTCGCTAACCAACTTTACGAGCGCGATCCGCAACGACCTGATCCCCGTACTGCGGCCGATCGTCGGCGTTATCGGCGCGATCGGCAGTGGCATCGCCGAAGTATTCAAAGTCGCTCAGTTGATAATCCTCGACTTCGCTACGGACTTCTTAAAGCTTGAACGCTCGATCGGATCGTTTGGCGCTTCGATCTTCGGCGAGGGTTTCTTTTCCAACCTCGAACGTAATGCCGACATCTGGGTCAAAGAGTTCGAGCGGAAACGAAACGAAGTCGCTAATCCGAAAGCGGCCGAAGATGCGGCCCGCGCGGCGGGAGCGGCCGATGCCGCGAAGCCTGGTCTGGTGCCTGGGGATACCGGGGCTATCCCGGGTACCGATGCGACAAAGCCCAAAACGGCGCCACGGGCCCGCGAGTTACCGGGCCTAGCCGAAGCGATGGAGCGAGGTAGCCGGGAAGCGCTCGCGGCCGTCGCCAAAGCCCAACTAGCGCAGATGCGGCGCCCCGAAGACGTCAACAAGCAGCAACTCGCGGAGGCCAAGACCCAAACGGGCGTGCTCCGCGACATCGCGCGGCAAGCCCAAGCCGGCCAGGTCGCCACGGCGAAGTTCTAATGATTACAGTTCGCAGCTTTAATGAGATCATCGGCGGCCGTGATGCCGAGTTCAGCGCCGATAAGTTCGCGCGCACGTATACGCGACAGTTCCAACTCGTCGTTGCCCAGCCTGATGCTAACCCGGCCGAGATCCAAGCCTACAACCGCTTGCCAGCGTTGTACGCGCCGTACTCGTGCGGCGGCATTGTCGACGTGCTCGCGCTTTGCAAGCGGAAGCGACCCAAGCAACTCAAGATCGACCCAAGGGCCTGGGAGATTACTTGCGAGTGGTCGACGCTCGATATCAACCCGGACCAAAACCAAAACAACGATCAGCCGATCGAAAACCCGCTCGATCGACCGCCGGTAGTTGGCTGGGATACGGAGATCTATCAGCGACCGCTCGAAAAAGACATCGACGACAATCCGATCGCGAATACGGCCGGCCAGCCGTTCGACCCGGCGATCGAAGTCGATGACGCGCGGCTCGTGATGACCGTCCAGCGCAACGAACTAACGTTCGACAAGCGCACGATGGCGAAATACCTCAACAAGCTCAATGCGGACCCATTTGTCGGTTTCGACAAGCGGCTAGCGAAGTTCCACAAGTTTTCCGCTACCACACAGTTTGAAAACGGTCTCCGCTTCTGGTCGGTCAACTACATCATCCACTTCCGCGACGAAGATTGGGACCGCGAAATCATTGACGCGGGGTTCTACGAGAAGATCGATGGTCAGCTCGCGATCATCAAAGATCGTGCCGGATTCCCTGTTTCCGAAGCGGCCTTCCTCAACGGCCACGGTCGCCACGTCCCGAGCCTGCCCGCCCATTTCTTGACGTTCAAGGTTTACAAGGACATCAAGTTCAAACCGCTCAAGCTACCCGAAACGTAGGAGCCTGCGATGAGTCTGACCGTATTTCCGGAAGACGTCCACGTTGACGGGACGTTGTCCGCCAAAAACTTCAAAGCGCCGATCGCGTCGATCGACGATAGCGCGATCGAGTCGCTCGCCGGTATCCAAGCCTCGAAGGTAATTCACCGTTGGGCGGTATCGCTCTTTCAGCCCCCGGGTACGGCAGTCATCGCCCAGACTTGGCTTGCGCATATCGTCAGCGGTGCGACGGGCCGGCTAGCGGGAGTCCAAGCGGCGGTGATCACGCAGGCGAGCGGGGCTGATCGCGAGATCTCGATCGACGTCCAGCGCGGCAACGCGGGATCGGCGTTCGCGACGGTGCTAACGGCGCCGTTGGTGCTTGATGATGCGACCCCCGATCGCGCTCCGCAAAGCGCTACGGTTACCGGAGCCGATCAAGTCGCGGGCGACATCATCAAAGTCTCGGCCGCGGTATCCGGGGCGGCCGGAGCTCAGGCACAAGGCTTGATCATCACGTTGTTCTTCGAAGAGGCCCCGCTCTAGCCGATGGCCAAAACGTTTGGGTTTGACGAAGACGGAACGCGGCGCGTCGTTAAAACGGTGCGCAAAGTCGAAGGCCAACCGCCCGCCCCGGCGGTTGGTCGCCGCAAGCGACCGCCTTCGAGCGGCTTCGCCCAAGCGCTTGCCAAAGCGGATGGCCCGATCGCCAACAACGATAGCGGCTTCGCGATCATTTGGACCGGCGAGCCGCTATCGGAGTCCGCGACTCCGGAACGCGTAAAGCTGGCCAACCGCTTCGCGACTGTCGCCGATCAGGCTTGGCTCTGGATCGAAAACAACGGCAGCGGTTGGTACGTAGTTGCGCTGGCGCCGCGCGACCTGGCCGTCTTCTACCTCAACGAGAACCTGCCGCAGTTCGGTAGCGCCGGGGCCCAGATCTGCGAGTGGAACGACCCGGTCTGGACGCCCGGAGCAGGCGACGCGATCACCGTCTATGACATCTGCGGTAGCGGGCCG